CCGAGATGGACGTCGTCCCGTTGTCCAGGGTCGCGGAGGTCCCGTCATTGAAGGTTATACTCGCCATTAGCCGATGCTCCCGCGACTGTTCGCCTTGTTCATGAGCTCCTGGATCGCCCGCTGGGCCATCGGATCATTCGGGCCGATGATCGTGACGTTCATCGGGTTTCGGGGCGTCATGCCCGCCGCCGTCGTCGCCGAGGTGGGGCCGAAGATGATCGGGCTCGGAGCCGCCGTCGGAGCGCCCCCGACCGCGTAGGACAAGCCGCCAGAGGTCCCGATCGCCGTCATCGAGCCGCCCTGGGTCCCGCCGCCCATCGAGCGGGCGAGCGCCAGGAGCGCGATCGCCGAGGCGACCGCGATCGCGGGGTTCGCCATCATAAAGGTCCGGACCTTCTCGAGGAGCGTCCCGAGCTTGATCGCCGCGATCGCGACGTTGACCATCGCCTTCGCGAGGCTCGAGACGATCGCCTGACCCATCGCCCGGAAGGCCTCCCCGATATTGCCACCAGAGAGCGCCATCTCGAGGCCGGAGAGGATGCCACCCTCGAGCGCCCCAGAGATCCCGGTCGAGAGGGTGTTCTTCATGTCATCGACGCGGAGGCTCTCGAGGAGGGCCTCGTCGACGGCGACCGGCATGTTAGCGAGATCCGTCGAGAGCGTCGCCATCTCGGAGGCGAGCGTCGCCTTGAGCGCCTCCATGTCGGACTTGACGACATCCGGTGCGGCCTTCAGGCCGAGGCGGTCAGCGATCCCGACGTCTTCAGGTCTCACGCCAAAGGTCAGTCCGGAGGTCATGGAGAGGCCCGAGGGCCGTTGTGCCTCGCGCTCCATCATCGCGCCACGGACCATCATGTTCCGCTTGACGGCTTCCTCATATTCGCGCATCGCCTCGGATGCCGATCGTGCCGCCTGTCCGGTGATCGTAATCGCACCGGCAAGCCCACCGTCCGTCGGCATGACGCCCTTAATAATCGCGTCGCGGAGGAGCTTCGCCTTTGACTCTGCCGCCGCGAGCTCCGTCTGGAGGCGGTTATACTCCTCGCGGTTTTGCTTATTGAACTCGATGAAGCCGGAGGTCTTGAGCTCCTCCATCCGAGCCCGCATCGCGCGGATGCCGTCGTTCGTGTTGACGATCGCGTTCCCGAGATCGTCCACCTCGACCGCGCCGAACGCGGTCCCGAGCTCGAGGTCGCGGAGTTGCTTCTTGAGCGCGACGAGGTCGCCCTGGTTGACGATGTTCTCGAGGCTCTTCTTGAACTCCTCCTCCATCTTCTTCGCCTCGGTCGAGGCCTTGAAGAAGTTCGTCACCGCCGCCGCCGCAAACGAAAGGAGGGCCGCAACCGCGAGCCCCTTCGGCCCGAACATGGTCGCGATCTGGGAGCCCGCCTCGATGACGCGCGTCCCCATGTCAGCGGTCAGAGAACCGGTCCGCGCGAATGCTTGGCCCACCGCCGCGAAGCCGATCGCCGCCTTCGCCGCCTTATCTCCCGCGACCTTCGTCGCATCTCCGGCGACCGCCGCCTTCTGCCCGAAGCCGGTCGCGGTCGTCGTCGTGACCTTGAGGTCCGCCGAGACGCCCTGGGCTTCTTTCTTGAGCTTCTTCAGCGCGGCCTCGACGACCGCCGCGCCCTCCTCCTTCACCAACATCTCAACGGAGAATACTCTCATCGCCTACTCCTTCACGACGGCTTGCGCCATCCGTTGAGACAGGGCGGTGAGTCGCTCTCGCGTCTCGTCAAACATCTGCGACAACTGCCCCGCCGCCTTGAGGTATCGCATCTCGGACTTCTGGAGATCTTGCGGCTGGTGGAACGCGACGGCGACCAGCCCCGCGAGATCCGTCCGATCCCCCAACCGCCGCACCGATTCCTCCCGGTCGATCTCCTTCAACTCGGCCCAGGTCCAGAGCGTGAGCGCGAACGACTGCTCCGCTACGGCCTCGACCCCTTGCCCGCCGCGCGTCGCCGTCTCGACGATCACGCGCCGGATATACTGCTCTACGTTCCACCGCACCGCGACGGGCGTCCCTCCGCCCGCCGCGTCCGTCAGTTTTTTTCCGACCGCTCCGCCAGGACGGCTTCGACTTCGGTCACCTGGCCTCGCGCCAACTGCACGAGGGCCGCGACTTGATCGACCGAGAGCGACGCGACCTCGTCCGCCGATAGCTCGGGGACAGAGGCCGCGACGATCTCGAGGAGGGCACCGAACATCGCCGCCCCGTTGTCCTCGGCCTGAAGCATCGCGATCCGATGCGCTCCGGCTCCGGTCAGGGGACGAACGACGAGCTCCCGTCCGCACAAGGTCACGCGCGGGAGGCGCGTCGGGTTTACCAGGTCGTCGAGATTGATCGGCATTTAGCGATTAGATGGAGGTGAGGTACTCGATCCGGAAGGGAGCCGAGCCGATGTTCGAGAAGCCGGAGAGCGTCGGGTCGAGGCGAGCCTCGATCTCGAGCGCGATCGCGACCTCGGAGCCCTCGGCCCCGGTGATGTCGTACTTCGTGCAGAGCGCGGATGGGAAGCGGACCTGGACGTAGGACCCCGCCGAGCTCGTCGCCCCGCCGCGTTGCCAGATCGCGCGGACGTTCGAGAGGTAGTCGCCCGAGGCGAGCAACTGTCCGGCGCTCTTCGGCGCGTAGGAGGTCGAGCCGCTCCAGGCTCCGGTCGCGTTGATCGCGGCCCCTGGATCGATCGTCGTGATCCCGCCCGCCGCGTTCGCGGTCGCCGCCGCCGGAAGCTGGATCACGGTCCCGGTGATCTTCGGCATCCGCATCGTGACGCGGTCGAGCCCCTTGACCGGCGAGCGCTTGCCGTCGAAGTCGGTGTTGCGATAGGTGACGCCGGGGTCGAACTTGATCCCCCCAGCAAAGGCTCCCCAAACGACCGAGCCGATGTAAAGCACACCGGAGTCGAGCAGAACATCTGCGGGGAAGTCGGAGTTGTAGCCGGTCAGCGGTGCGGTCATAGCGGTATCCTACGGTGAAGGGGTGGGACAGGTGAAAGCTAATCAGCCCGGCTCGTCAGCACACGAGGCCAGAGGAAGAAGTCGTAGTTCGCGACGACCCCGACGACGGCAGAGTCGGCGGGATCGGTCAGGAGGGGGATCGTCTGCCGGGACCGGGATCTCGCGCAGACCAGGCCGGAGCGGGCGTCGGTGAGCCCGGTCAGGCATTGATCGACGACGTCCATCGCGGACTCGACGAGGGCGATCTGACTCTCCGGCTTGCCCAGGCATTGCACCTCGAGGATCGCCGTCTCCCGGTAGCCGTTAAAGGCGGGGAGGCTCACGCGGTCCAGGCGGAGGGTGAGGTAGGGGAAGACCGGATCAGCGGGCGCGGCCCGGACCCAGGCGCGGGTCCCGATGAAGTCCTCGAGCCGGTCGCCCGAGGGCGAGGCGTAGCCCAGGAGGATCTCGCGGATCGTCGCGTAGATCTGGACCGTCGAGGCGGTCGAGGGGAGCGCTAAGCTCCCAGGGGTGACGTATTTCGGAAGGCTCACTTGACGGGTCTCCCGCGCTCGAGGTAGCGGTTGAGGACGCGGTTGTAGGTCTCGACCATCTTCGCGACCGAGTCAACCGCGACCGGCTTGAAGATCTCGACCCGCTCGTGCTTCCGGGTGAAGAGGTTCCGATGCCCGAGCTCCCAGGCGAGGGCAATCTGCCCGACCGTGTAGGGGACCGTATTCGAGCGGGCGAGCTTGCGGAAGAACTTCTTCTGCGCGGCCTTCGCCTTCGGCTTCGCCAGGATGCCCTCCGGGATGCCGACCTTCGAGGCCCAGCCGTTCCCGAGGTACTGCGGCTCCTCGCGCATGACATGTTGAACGACCTGGGCCGTCGACCGGAAGCGCCCGAACTTGTAGTAGCCCGCCATGAACCGCCGCTTGACATTCCCCTCGTAGAGTGCCGCCGCCGCGTCCGTCGCCAGGCGCGAGGCGTCCCGGTAGGCCTTGAGGAACTGCGGGGAGAGGTCCTTCACGCGGACGGTCACGAGACCTCCGAGAGGCCCGCCGCGAGCCGCTGGAGGGCATCCGTAAAGCTCGGGCCGGTCCGCGTGAGCTCGCGCCCGTTCGGGCCGATCCACCGGACGGCGATCCCGACCCCCCCGATCGGGTAGGCCTCGAGCGTCCCGCCGTAGCGCCCCACGAAGGCCTCGAGGCGCGAGCTATCCGTCGGGCCTGGGCCCTGGGAGCGGACGTCCTGACCGCAGAGGATCCGGGGGTCGGAACCGATCATCGGATAAAGCCGACGGCGGAGAGGGTGAGGCTGGTCGCCGTGACCGCTGTCGTGTCGGTCTCGTTCCGGACGTAGACCGAGATCGTGTCGTCCAGGACGGTCGGGATCAGCGCGGTGATCGAGAAGCCGTATCCCTTGTTCGAGTCCGACAGGACCGCCGAGATGTGGATCCCATTGATCGCCGTCCCGTTCTTGGCGAACGTGATCCCGAAGGCCTTGTTATTCGACCCGCAGACGAGCTCGACGTTCGCCGTGACGAGGAGGACCTGGTTCACCGCCTTCGTCGCCCGGATCTCGTTGTTCGAGGCCTGGGAGAAGCCATCCTGACCGAGGCTGGTATCGAGCGCCGTCGTCCCGGCGAGCTTGTACCAGGTGTTCGTGACCGCGAACGTCGTCGACGCCGAGGCGGTCAGGTCCAGTTGCCCCCGGCTCGGGAAGAGCGAGACGACCGCGTCGCGGATATCCTCGGGCGAGATCAGCCCGGTCGTGTTGTCAGGGAGTTGCGCCAGGAGCGCGGAGAGGACCTTCGGGGTCTCTGCCATTAGCTGTAGCCCTCGTCGAAGCCGGAAGTAAAGGCGGAGGTCGCCGGGTTGATCAGATGGACCCCATCCGCGACCGTGTCGGGATCGGAGCCGGTATAGAGCGTGTACGCCGTCGGGTCGACTTCCTCGAGCGTGATCTGCTTGCACCGCAACTGCCGCACCTCGAAGACGCCCCGGACGAAGTAGATCGGGGTCTCGTTCTCGTCCTTGACGATCCCGAACGGGTCGACCGGGACGTAGTCGGCGACCGTCGCCGTGAGGCTGGTCCGGCTGTCGATGTGCGCCTCGGGCGCTCCCGCGACGTTGAACTGGTTCGCGGTCGCGTCGATCCGTCCCCAGTAGGTCCCGACGCGCGTGTAGACGGGGCGCGTGAAGCCGTCCCCGCCGTCGTCCGCCCGCGTGAAGAACTGGAGGCGGCGATCCAGGAGGCCGGGGGCGACGTACATCAGCCCGCCACCGGGAGCTTGAGGGCCCGGAGCGTCTTCAGGACGCGGGCCGCTGTTTCACGGGAAACATCCCAGGAGATCGAGGTCGAGGCCCCGGTCTCGGTCGAGGCGTTCGGGGTGCGCTTCTGGTAGAGGTCCGCCGCCAGGTCGATGATGCATTGCGAGAGGACCGGCTCCCAGGCCGTGTAGTGTTGCGACAAGGAGAGCCCGCAGTTCGCGGTGATCGTGTAGCGGGGGTTCGAGAAGCTGTAGCCGGTGTTCGAGTAGATCATCCCCGCCGCCCCGTCGACCCAGTATTCCGCGACCGGGACGGTCGTCCCGTCGGCGTCGACGATCCCGGTCACCGAGATCGGACGGCGCGGGAAGATGAGCGAGAGGAGCGGCGTGTCCGGGAGCGTGTCGCCACGGTCGATCGCGGTCTGGGAGACCGCCGTGATCGGGCAGTCCATCCAGAGCTCCATCTGGGACTTCGCGCGGGCGAGGAGCGCCGTGAGGAGCGTATCCTCGGCGGTCGTCTCGATCCGGAGGTAACTCTTCAGGTCACTAACGGTGGGAAGTGCCACGGACGGCCTCCGTCAAGATTTTGGCGTATTTGGCCCCGACGACCGGGTAGTCGTGGAACGTGCGAACGTACTCATGGACCCGACGGCCCTCGGCCTCGGCGAAGCCCTTCTCGAGCACGAGCCGCCGGATCTGATCCCGGAGTTCGTTCCCGTCGTTCGCGATTGTCCAGGGGACCGGGATCCCGAGCTTGACGAGGTCCGCCTGGGCGTCAGGATCGCCCGCGAGGACCGGCTTCTTCATGGCCCCGCCCTCGAGCCCGGAGCCCTGCATCCCGAGCCAGAACGAGTCGAAGACGGCGTCGCACTCGGCCTTCATCTGGAGGGCCTCGCCGTGCGACATGTTCTCGATCAGCACGGCCTCGACCGGGACCCCTTCGTGCGTCGCCAGGTAGTCGACCGCCGCCAGGAACTCCGACGTCCCCTTGATCCGGCGCATGGTCGGGGAGTGCGCGATCCGGAACTTGGCCCCGCGCTTGTGGCCTTTCGCGAGCGCGAGATAGTCGTCGACGGGCATCGGGATGGGGAGCCAATGCGGGACCCCGAACCGGTGGTGGTAGGGCCGTGCGCCGAAGACGACCGCCTTCATCCGGTCATCGATCCCGTCCTTATTGACCTGGATCGACCCCGCCATGTTGCCAGGATCGACCGAGCCGTGATACGTCCGCGCCATCGTCCGCCCAGGGCGAGCCCCTTCGCGGAGGTTGTTCGTGAGGACGTAGTAGTCCATGTGTGAGTGCACGACGTCCGCCGTCGCCAGGAGGACGCGGATCGTCACCTCGTCGATCTCGAGGTCCCATTGCCGGAGGTCGCAATGGGGGTTCGAGTGCCCGATGCGGGCGAACGCCGAGACGACGCCGGGGACGGTATTCGCCGCCGAGTGGTAGCGATAGACCGAGGAGCCGGGATCGTAGGCGGTAAGCTGGAGCACCTTCAGAGCGCTCGGATCATACGGGGCCACCGCAGAGCGAGACGGAACGAGCGACGGCGAGAGCATCCGCCCCGCCGCTGACCAGACCGCGTCAATCTGCGCCCGAGAGACCACAAGCCCTCCACGATAGAGGTCGTCGACGCGCTCGGTGGGGATCGGAAACCATTCCCCAGGCTGGCGTCGAGATCCGAAGAGAATCGACT